GGAGGCAGTTCCGGCGTTTCGGTGACCCAGCCGAACACCAGCAGCAGGCTCTTTTCCGGGTCCAGCTCAAGCAGCCCGGTGGCCACGTCCACCTGCACCCCTCGGATCTGGCAGTTCTCCTGCACCTCCCGCAGCGCGGCTTCTATGCACTCGTTCGTATTCTGGGTGTACTCGATCTCACGGGAGGGCAGCCGGTAGATATCGCCCTGCTGGAGCACCAGCAGCTGCCCAAGCTCGTTGGCGATGACCGCTGCGCAGTGGATCTTCTTTGTGTTTTCGCCCATAGTAAAACCTCCTTAAACGTCAAAGCTGACCGAATGATATGCGCACCAGTGCCCGCAGCGGCGGTGCAGCTTGTACCAGTTTGTGAAGCGCTGCCCAGAGCAGTCATAGGCCGTCGGGTAAAACTCATAGTAGCGATTTGCCCGGAACCACTCGGCGGCATCGTCCTCGTTGACCTTGTCCAGCTCGTCCGGGAGCTGCACCAGTTCAATGTAGCCATCAATGCCGCGCTCCTCGACAATGCGGCTGTCAGGTGCCGGGCGGTTGTTGTAGGCCCGGATCTCCTTCTTGATGCTGACCATAAAGGCGGCCAAGCCGGACTTCTGTTCTGTGGCGGTGGGAACGTCGTCCCGGATGAACGCCAGCAGGGCGTAAGCGTCTCTCAGCTTCTCGGCGTCGGTGATCTTAAACATTGTCTTGTCCTCCCTTACTCTTTGACTTCGCACACATCGGCCAGCTCGTTGATGTCCAGACCGTGCCCGGTCTCGTCCACCAGCCGCTGCACGGCTATGTTCCGGGCGTCCACCGGGTCGATTGCGTTGACCTCGTAGCAGTCCCAAAACTTGTCCTGCGTGTTGTAAACGCGCACCTTGTAGCGCTTCATGGCTCAGTCCTCCTTTACCAGTTCAAAGTGCTTGATGCTGTCCAGTACAAGCTTCCGGCCCTGCAGCAGTTCCACACCTTGCAGCACCAGCTCAATGTGCATCATGCTGATGGGATCGCACTTTCCAGTGCGGAGCAGCTGGTCTGCCAGCTCATCGCACAGCTTCAGGTTGTAGCAGGTCTCGCCGGTGACCTGCTGGCCGTTCTCCTCGATCTCTGTGGTGTCGTAAGTGATGTTCAGGGTTTTCATGGTTTAGTCCTCCTCATCCGTGTAAGTGTGTTTCTCTACGATCTCGGCCTTGATGATCTCTGCACCATCGTCCTCATAATCGGCTACCCAGTACCGAATGCCGGTCATGATCGCTTCTGCATCGCTTTTATCACCGTTCAGCAGATACTGGATCAGGCTTTCTTTGCCGTCCAGCTTAAAAGTGACCCGAACCACTCTGCTTGTCCACGTTCTCATGGTGTTGTCCTCCATTGTTGTTAGTTCAGTTCTTAGAATTCGTTGAAATCTCCGGCATCGAACAGCAGGCCGCTTCTGAATTTCAGGTTGAGCTTGCTTTCAGGAGGCTTGCGCTTGAAAACGGGCTTTCCGTTCACCAGCTCTGCATACACGGAAAAGCTGCAGCGGGTACCTTGGAGAGTGATGTAAACACCGTTCTCATAAGCACGGAGTTCGCCAAGTTCCAGCCCCCAAGAAGTGGTAAACTCAAGGTTTCTGCTCAACGCATTGTGGAGAGCTGACTTCTTGTTGTCCGGCATCATCCTGAAGAGTTCCAGTGCTTGCTTCTCGCAGTGCACGTTTTTGATTTCCATGGTATTTCCTCCGTCTGTTTTGTGGGTGCTTTGTTCTACGACTTTAGTATAGCACGAATATTAGTGCATTTATATTGGCGTTTTGCACGAATATTCGTGCGTGATTTTGAAGTTTTTGCACTTGTTTTCGTGCAACGGTTCTGCTATGATATCCTGGAGGAGGGATATTATGCCGCTGAAATACAAAATGGACGTACTGGAAGCCCTGAAGGCTGCCGGGTACAACACCACAAGGATCCGCAGGGAGGGGCTGTTCAGCCAATCTACACTGCAAAAATTAAGAACCGGCGGGCAGCTTTCGTGGTCAAACATTGAGATGATCTGCAAGCTGCTGGACTGCCAGCCCGGTGATCTGCTTGAATACACCCCGGAATAATATGTTCTTTGCTGCGCCCCAGATGCTCTGGGGCGCTTTTTTTTGTTGACACGAAAAAGCGTGTAACAGTGCGGCTTTTGGCAGCTGTCAACCATGTCAACTTAAATTCTATATCCAGACCTGAAAGAGAAGAAAAGAAGAATACACCCGCGCGAACACGCTTGATGCGCGCTCGCGAGAGATTACAGGGAACCGGCGTTGACATGGTTGACAGGTTGACGTTTTTCTAATCGTGTTCGTTTTTCTGACCGGGATGCTGCTATCCTTTACCCAGATCACACCGAGCCCCCGGTGTACAAAGAGGGGCAGAGAGCCCGTGTAAGGCAACACGATACCAAGTGCCGTAGCTCTCCAAGGAGGAAAACCATGAAACGCGAGGATTTGAGAGCCATCGAAGGCCTGACCGAGGAGCAGATCAACCAGATCATGCGCCTGCATGGTCAGGACGAAACCGCCCATCAGGCCACTGTACAGGGCTTGCAGGCGCAGCTGACTACTGCGCAGCAGGGTCTTGCAGCCTTTGAGGGCGTAGACGTGAACGATCTGCGCAACCAGATCACAAACCTGACCAACCAGCTGACCACGCAGGCAGCGGAATACACCTTCAGCAGTGTGCTCCGTACTGCCGCCCGCGAGGCCGGTGCGCTGGATGAAGAGGACGTGATCGCGCTGCTGCCGAACAGAGCTACACTGCGCGACAGCAAGAACCAGAGCGAGGACGTCAAGGCGGCTTTCGCGGATCTCAAAACCCGCAAGCCGTATCTGTTCCAGCCGGAGGACCTCGCCGGGCAGGACGGTGACAACCACGAGCAGGATCAGGACCA